TCTCTTGCATGAATTTTAACAACCATAGGAGGAACTATGCCAGATAAAGAATCTGAAACAAAGGCAAAAGAAGTAGTAAAAGAAGAACCGATGGTGGATTTAGATACTTCAGGCCCAGGAGCCGAAGTTGATCTACCCGAAGAAAAGACCAAAGAAGAAAAACCAGAAATAGAGGTAAAAAATGAAAAAACTACTGAAGACAGTCCTAAGTCCGATGACACAGTTGAGAAATCTGATGAGCAGTTGGATGTTCGAGATAGCAAGGACAGTGAAGAACCAGTACAAGAGAAAAAAGAAGAAGTAAAAAAAGAAAAAGAACTCGATGAGTATAGCGAAGGTGTTAAAAGACGTATCGCTAAACTTACGAAAAAAATGCGTGAAGCGGAAAGACAAAGAGAAGCCGCTATAACGTATGCTAAAAAAGTTCAAGAAGAACAAACTTTTTTGAAAGATCGATTAACTAAATTAGACACAGGATTTGTGTCTGAAATGGAAAATCGAATCAATTCTAGTTTAGAAGCAGCACAAACGAAACTTCGTAGTGCTAGAGAAGCTGGAGATATTGAGGCTGAAGTTAAGGCTCAAAAAGATATTGCACGTTTGGGATATGAGGAAGCTAGATTAGCTGAAATCAAGTCTAAACAGACAATAAAAGGTAAGGAAGACAGCGGGGAAGTAATCAAACAACCAACAATTACTCAACAAGAACAACCTTTACCCCCTCCAGATCCAAAAGCAGAAGAATGGGCAAGTAAAAATACTTGGTTTGGCACAGATAATGCCATGACCTATACCGCTTTTGATCTACATAAGAGATTGGTAGAGGAAGAAGGTTATGATCCAAAAAGTGAGGAATATTACTCTGAAATTGATAAAAGAATAAGAGTTGCATTTCCACAGAAATTTGGTAATAATAGTACACAAGAAACGACCAAGCCTGTACAGAACGTAGCTTCGGCTAAAAGAAGTAACAGGGGAACTGGTCGCAAAACTGTGAAACTCACATCATCACAAGTAGCAATTGCTAAAAAACTAGGTGTGCCACTTGAAGAGTATGCGAAACATTTAAACGTGAAGGAATAAGCATATGAAAAAAGAAGACAAAAAAACTCCACACGCGTCCAAGACTAGAGAAAAAACTTCTAGACCAAAAGTTTGGACTCCACCATCATCTTTGGATGCACCCCCTGCACCTGACGGGTACAGACATAAGTGGATAAGAGCAGAGAGTATGGGCTTTGACGATACGAAGAACATGGCTGCTAAACTTAGATCGGGATACGAGCTCGTAAGAGCTGATGAATATCCAGGAACTGAATATCCAACTATAACTGAAGGAAAATACAAGGGGATCATCGGAGTTGGCGGCCTATTGCTGGCTAGGATACCAGAAGAGATCGCAAAATCTCGTGCTGAATATTTTAATAGAATGACTCAGGACGCAGATGACGCAGTACAAAACGATCTTCTGAAGGAACAGCACCCAAGTATGCCGATCAGCAGTGATCGACAGACTCGTGTAACCTTCGGTGGCGATAAGAAGAACTAGTTTTTAGTAATTCCTAAACCAACGAATTTTTATTAACCGTAGGCTACGGATAGTAGTTTACAAGGAGAAAATATATGGCAAATCAAGACGCAGCTTTTGGTTTTAGACCTACAAGATCACTTGTGGGTGGACAAATCAGAACTGAAGAATATGCAATTGCAGCTAACTACAATACAGCACTTTACACTGGTCAAGTAGTTGAAGCCGTTGCAGCTGGTGGGATTGAAGCAGCCGCAGCTGAGGACACACAAGTAGCAGGTGTTTTCGGAGGCGTGTTTTACACAGATCCAACAACTAGCAAACCAACTTGGAGCGCTTATTATCCAGCAAGCACAAATGCTTCTGATCTTAAAGCATCCGTATATGCAGACCCAGAAATCGTATATGAAGCACAACACGATGGTACAGGAACAGCAGCTATGAACAATTCATGCATGGATTTCGTAGGAACTTCTGGAAGTACTGTAACTGGCCAATCAACTTCTGAATTAGACACGTCTGATTCTGGAACAGGTGGTAACTTCAAGCAAATCGGAATCTCAACAGATCCTGAGAACAGCGATACGAGTGCAGCTAACGCTAACGCTTATTGCGTTTTCAACACTGGTCTTCATATCTTTAAACTAACAACAGGCGTATAATAGGAGCATAAAACTATGGCAATATCACGATCACAACTAGTCAAAGAACTAGAACCAGGTTTGAATGCACTATTCGGCTTGGAGTACAAAAACTATGCAAACGAACATGCAGAAATTTTCGATACAGAAAATTCAGACAGAGCTTTTGAAGAAGAAGTTATGTTATCTGGATTCGGAAATGCTGCTGTAAAACCTGAAGGTCAAAGTGTTAATTACGACGCAGCACAAGAAACTTTCACGGCTCGTTACACGCATGAAACACTTGCTTTAGCATTTTCAATCACTGAAGAAGCGATTGAAGACAACTTGTATGACAGACTAGCGTCTCGTTATACAAAAGCCCTAGCTAGATCTATGGCTAACGCTAAACAAGTAAAAGGCGCAAACGTTCTTAACAGAGCGTTCAACAGTTCATACACTGGCGGCGATGGCTTAGAACTTTGTTCTACAGCTCACACAATCGTTGCAGGGACTTTCAAAAACGAGCTTTCAACAGCTGCGGATTTGAACGAAACTTCATTAGAACAAGCACTGGTAGATATCGGTGTAATGAAGGACGAAAGAGGTCTTAAAATTGCAGCAAAAGGAGTTAAAATGATAGTTCCTAATGACTTGCAATTTACTGCAGAGAGATTGATGAAATCTGCTAAAAGAACTGGAACAGCTGATAATGACATCAACGCAGTTGTGTCTATGGGAATGATTCCACAAGGTTATGTGGTTAATCATTACTTAACTGACTCAGATGCTTGGTTCATTAAAACAGATGTACCTAATGGACTTAAACATTTCGTTAGAGCACCTATCAAAACTAATATGGAAGGTGACTTCGAAACTGGAAACGTTAGATACAAAGCTAGAGAAAGATACAGCTTCGGCTGGTCTGACCCTAGAGGTATCTTCGGATCACCAGGTGCGTAATCTAAACTAAACTTAAAGGGGCGATTTTCGGATCGCCCCTTTTTTAATGCAAAAAGGTAAGATATGAAAAACTTCCGAGTACAAATCCGTTACCATGGGTATTATGCAAACTTCACTGTAATGGCTGAAGATAATGCTGAAAGTATCGAACAATCTATCCTTGACAAACTAGGAAAAAAAGAGGTAATATTTGATACTGATGGATTTACGAGAAAAGATCGTAAATGGATAACCTATGAGGAGGTTATAAATGATCCAAGACCTGTACAAACAAAAGAAGTCCTTGGAGTTAAGTTGGGAGCAGGAGCATCTTAAAGAGGATAGATATACTCTCGAAATGACGAGAATTGATCATATGATTAAAGAAATCATTACTCAGATCAAATTAGAAGAAGCTCGGTTAGAAGATCTTAAACAAAAGATCGCTGTTTCAAGGCCTGAAGTGTCAGTAGCTACTTAGTAAAAAGCTACATTCTGGAAATCAATCCAAGCTACATAATCTCTTGCGCTCTATTCAAAAAAGGGCTATAGATTAATTACTATACAATTATTAATTTGATGTAGACGAGTATAGTCGACGGCCTAAAGACTGCATCATATAAATTAGGAGGATTATAATCATGGCAAAAACAACTTTTTCAGGTCCAGTAAGATCTGAAGATACATTTAAGACAGTCAGTAAAGCGGCATCTA